TGCAAGTGGGTCCAGGGGCATCTCTCGGTGCAACTGGGGCGTCGCTCTACCACAAATGGTACGCGTCGCCACTCACTGCTACATCTTCCGCGTTAACCCGCATGTACGATGAGTACTTGCGCCTGCCGGGAAATACCCTACGTTTCGACGCAGAGAAACTTCGCGCCGAACGTTTCGGTGACCCGGTTTTGACCGAGGCTAGCCGACTGTCATGTGTACCAAAGTACGCATGGATCAGTAGGACTATATGCACGGAACCGAGTCTCAACATGTCTTTTCAGTTGGGGCTGTCCTCCATATTAGAGCGATGCCTTAGGTGCGGGACGGGTCTTGACCTTCGCGGGTCTAGATCCCTATCCAGCGCTGAAGCATTTGCACAAGGTGTGGTGGATCGGTTTACCCCTGTTGAGGGTGAAAACCCTCAGCAGAGCAAAAACCGCGAGCTTGCGTTTTTGGGTAGTCTTGACGGGTCATACTCTACCATCGACTTGTCGATGGCGTCTGATTCCGTCTCGTGTGCCCTTTGTGAGCGACTGCTCCCCCCAGATTTACTCTGGTGGGTTAAGTTTCTCAGAACGCCGAACACGACATTACCAGATGGTCGTGTTGTTCCTCTGCACATGATCTCGACAATGGGTAATGGTTACACCTTTACCTTAGAGACCATGGTCTTTACTGCCCTCGCCATGTCAACTATGCGGTACCTGGGGATAAAACCTCAGGCGCCCTATGGTCGGAGACTTGGAAACTTCGCAGTTTACGGCGACGATATTATCGTGCCGACTCCTGCATTCGAGCTTCTATGCCGTATGCTTGAGGCCTGCGGGTTCCAAGTTAACATGGGTAAGTCATATGGGTCAGCAACCTATATGATGCGTGAATCTTGCGGCGCCGATTTCTGGAAAGGCGCGTGGGTTCGTGGTGTCTATCTCAGACACCTCGTTACTCGGCAAGATCGGTACTCTCTCCTCAACCGTCTCACAAGATGGAGTGCCTTCACTGGCATTCCTCTCCCAACCGTGTGTCAAGGCCTCGTGTGCCAAGCTGATCTGCAATACCTAGTTCCCAACTGGGATTCAGATACTGCTGGCATTAAGGTTCCTTGGGCTTACGCCCAGGCACATGGTCGTAGTATACGTGTCCAGCGCCCTCTTCGGGCTAAGGATCCGCACTACCAGGGGTCCGTTCAATACGGGCGCTTTGCTGCTAAGCAGAGCGGGTTCGAGTGGGACGGGTTGGGCTGGCGCTTCGCGAAGAAATCCGTGAAGTTGTACCGGAATGATGCCGGTATTATTTTGTCAGCCGTCCGAGGGAGTATTCGTGTTACCCGTATCCTGATCCGGCTCGACCGGGTGAGGTACGATTTTGTCTTTGGTATCGCCCCATCATGGGACTACCAAGACTGGAGGCCCGAGTTTACTACTCGGGATTGGTTTCACGCTTGGACACAAGCGGCTAATGACGTCATGGTGAACATCATTAGTAAGCCAGTAAGGGC